ATACACATCTTTCAGTATTTTCACAGTTGTCAGCTTTGTGTTGTCTTGAATCATTTGTTTGTGTATTTAATATATTTGTATATATAAGTATATACATAAATAAAAAAACAAATGATTTTTACAAACTTTTTTTAGGAAGCCTTCCCATCGCATATTCCCCTACTCATAAACTCACACCACTTACAATTCTTTTTAGCAGTGCCTGGTACTTTTGGAAATGGAATATCCTTAAATGTACCATCATCATTGAATACCGTATCTACGAATTGAACAAACTCATCATATACTTTAGTAACCGTAGGTGCTCCATTTGCCGGAATATGTTTGGACATATAGGGAATTGGAAACGCAGAATCTTCAGGAAGTTTTCTACGCATGATTTGATATTCTACTCTAATTTTTTGTAGAGGAATATTGAATAGTTCTGAATAGTATTTTTTATACAATAGAATTTGTGCATTCTTAAACTTATCGGCTTTCTGATATTGATTCCATCCCATTGTTGATGTTTTAAGGTCAATAATGATAATTGAATTCTCAGCCATGTCCCTTAACACAATATCTATAAAACCAATAAAGTTTACACCTTCTTTGATTTTAGCGTTAAGTGGAATTTCAATACCAACCAATTCATATCCAGATTTAGAATAGAACTTTTGCATATTCTTTTTGAACCATGCCAATATACGTCTACCATCTCCGAAGAATTCTTCTAATTCTATTTGAGTACATGGAGTTCCTTCACTAAGGGCATTCTTTTCTTTGGTATATGCTTCCTTCATTTTTTCTAAAAGAAGTGTATCCAAGTTAATTTCATCAGCCTGCTTTTTAGAAACTCCATACATAACTGATAAGTAGTGTTGGATAGTTTCGTGCATACCCGTTCCAAAGATTGTGTGAACGTTACCAGAACTTTCACCTAACTTATCTATGTAATTTAATTTGTATTGTTGTGGACATGAACTCCACATACTATATTGTGAAAATGATACTTTAGCCATTATGTTGTTTTATTGTATAAAGATACGAAAAATACCCGAGTAAACCAAATTAAACTTTGAGTTTTAACTTAGTAATCTGCTTAGGGTCAGTACCATAGGCTTCAGCGATTTCTTTAATATGTTGTTTACCAAGCGTTGTTTGATGAAGTATTAAATAATATTCTTCGGCTTGTAAAATCGATACACTATAATATCTAGCTACCAATTCAATAATCCAATCTTCATACTTTTCAGATGAAGCTGGTTTCATATATTTTAAAAATGCTCTTGTCTTTGGTATCAATCCAATCAAGCATAGATAAGTTGCTTTTGGAGGTGCCTCCTGTAAGTAGGGTTGAATATCTGCTATTAACTCTATCCACTCCGGCTTCATAGAAAGAAAACGAAGTATCATATAGTTACTCCATGTCTTACGTTCGCTCTCCTCAAGCATATCCCAATATTTAGGATTCTTATCTTGCGTTATTGCATTGATATGGTCAAATAATGTTTTTGCCATTATGCTTCTTCTACTTTTAATCCAGCTGGCAATAATTCATTAAGCACTTCACCACAATCCCCACATAAGAATAATTCTACCGGTAATGTTTCATCTTTTGGTTTACCCGTTAATAATTTAGATATTCTACGGAATCCAAACCCTTGTACGAAAATTTCACCACCACACTTCTTACATGCAATTGGTTCGGTTTTATCTAATTCGAGTTTTACTTCTTCTCTTTCTCCGATTGGTTGTCCACCTGCTCCTAAAATGTTAGCCATATTATATTGTATTTAAAATTTGAATTAATGTTGCGGCGGTTGGTATTTCTTTATCAATTGCCGAAAAATGTTTAAACTGCCCATCTGCTAAAAGTAGAATTACGCCTGATGTATTTTCTCCACCATATTCATCTACCTTATCATATAGTAATGTAAACAAATCGGTGAAATCGGTAACCTTACTATCAATAATAGCCTGTCTTAGTTTCATATACTTATTTCTTTTATCATCGTTTGATTTTAAAATATCTAATACTTTTATTTTATAATCATTATCTAAAAGATTTTGTACATCTACTTGCAACTTGCCTTTGTTTGAATTCATTTGACAAGTATTAATTACTTTACGAATATCAGGATATGATGAATCAATAATAGGAACTAAATCTTTTGGGTCAAATTCAATATCTTCAGATTTCAAAATTTTACTCATTTGAATTGCTACATCCTTTTTAGTTGGTGGGATAATTTGAAATGATTGACAACGAGATTGGATTGGTTCGATTACCTTTTCAACGTAGTTACATGTTAAGATAAAACGGCAATGAGAACTAAATGTTTCCATAATATTACGGAGCATTGGTTGTGCCAAATAACTCATATAATCAACCTCATCTAATACAACTACTTTCCATTTCTTAAAACCCATTGAAGATGCAAATCCTCTTACCTTATCTCTAATAGTATCAACGTTTCTTTCATCAGAAGCATTTATAATCATATAATCACATTCGATAGATTTTACAATTAACTTTGCTAGTGTTGTTTTTCCAGTACCCGCCTTACCATATAAGAGTAAGTGTGGTATATCATTGTTTTCTATAAAGGCTTCCACTTTTGTTTTTAAGTGTTCATTACCTACATAATCCACTAACTTAGTTGGGCGATATTTCTCTACCCAAAGGGAATTATTTACTACTTCTTCTTTGTATTCAAACATAATTTAATTTTTTTATTTACCAGTACTCCCAAAGCCACCTTCACCTCTATCTGAATCTGAAAGTTCGTTTACTTCTTCAAACTCAATTTGTGGATATGGTATTATTATAATTTGTGCAATTCTATCGCCTACTTTATAAAAGTCATTTGAGGTATCTTCGGTATTTTTTGTTTCATCGTACATACGTTCTCCACCAAATAACTTATTAAATGTGGCTTGTAATTCTCCTCTATATCCACTATCAATTACACCTACTGAATTACTTAATTGCAATCCAGTCTTTCTAATTGATGAACGAGGAAATACCAATCCCACAAACCCATCTCTAATTTCCATTGCGATACCAGTTCCGTATGTAATTTGTTCAGGAGTATCTTTAATTATTTCGGTTGCTACTAAATCCATTCCAGCATCACCATCTTTAGCGTAAGTTGGGATTACTGCATTAGGCTTCAGCTTCTTTATTTTCACTATCATTATTAGTATTTTTAAATGCGTCTTTTTGTTTTTGTCTTAATTCTTTACCTTCTTCACTTAATTCTCTAGCAAAGAGTCTAAATAACTTTCCAGTCTTTCCATTTTGAAAAGTTATATATGAGTTCTCAACATTAGTAATTGTAAAAATTACTTTTGGGTCTTCACTTTTATTTAACTCATCATCCGTCCAAGCAAATACCTGTGGTTCATCTTCATCAAATTGAAAACACCACTCACATTCTTCATATTTTTTTTGTGATAATGTAATATCACCGATTGGTTGTAATTGTTCCGATTGGTCTTCAATCGTTACTTCTGTTTTTGTTTTTTTAGCTTTAGCCATAATTTTATTTTTTTTATCTTCCTACTTCTCCTAAGTATTTTTCTTTCATTTCTTCCCAACTCATTCCAATAGCATCTATGTAAAATAAGTGTTCTGGTTTAATTCTTCCTTCATCATGTAGTTTTGTGTATCTACTAATAGCGTGCTTCTTCCACCACTTCTGAATGTATTCGTTACCTTGCTTAAACTTATCCTTCATTACCAATTGGTCTTCGGAGATTTCGTTACGAAGGAATTCATTACCATTTTCATACATCATAGCGAAGTACACACCTCTCTTAAATCCGTGATGATATTGGTTTGCTTTGATACCACACTCTTTGAATATTTTACCTAATATCTTTTGTTTGATACCACTTACAGGTCCGTTTCTTTCATAACCCATATTAGCCCCATTACGAGCTCTTTCTTCGGTAATGTTTTCATCGTACCATTCTGCATGATGTTCTTTAATCCATTGATGCCACGGGTCATAGAATTTATCATCCGGCTTCAAACTAATCTTACCAGCTGATTCACCTAATGTTTTAAATAAAGGGATACCATTATATTGTGAGTGAATACCATACAAAGATGTTGTACCTACTGCAATTAATACATTCTTATACTTCTCTTTCCAATATGCTCTAACCTCCGGTGTGGTTGTCATCATAGCGATTAACTT